AGCGTACCTACTTCCTGTTGCAATTGCTGATCTGTGGTAATCGTTGCCATAAGTTATCCTACCTTTTGTCCAAAGCTTTATCTAGCTTGTCTTCAACCCTGTGCAAAGCTTCCATAACTCTCCGCATGTCGTCGCGCACATCCACACGAGTAGCGTACTCTTCACGAGTCTTGTTTAAAAGGATCTCAATGCGCTTCTGTTCTTTGTTGATGTTGTTGGCCCACCAAGCACCACCTGCAAGGACTAAACCGACGAGCATGTCTATGAGGTTGTGCATCTCCACGATTACACCTCTTCAGGCCAGTCGTTAATCGGTGCGTTTCCTGTTGGGTTGCCGTCTGCGTCGACTGGGGTATTGTAAAGAGCCATAAATGCAGCGTGGTCTGCAGTACCGGTAATAGATGCTTCGATGGTGTTGCTGGCTGTACGAATTGCAGCCCGTGCAGTAGCAACGTCTGTCGGCAATGAATAGTCTGCAACCTCAGATGCCTTGATAACCATCCAATCAGTCGGGGCAAGCAAGCCGCCAGCCTGTGCCTTGACTGTGGCAATGGCGTTTGACTTGAGGCCAAGCGTGACTAGCTGGTTGCCATCGGCATCGTTTATAGCGTTGCCATCTTCGTCAACCTCATTCACATCATCCAGCGACTTAGCCACACCGGCTGACCAGTAGAACCGCCCATCAAAGCTGGCTGCGTCATCTTCCCAGACTAGCCCTTTAGCTGCTTTGGTTGCGTCATCCCATAGCATCCAGTTGGATGGGTGCTGTATTCCGTCATTGTCTGTCCACGCCTTACCAGCGCGGATAATACGACCACTATATTTATATGCCATTGTAAATCTCCGTTATCTGGCGTTAGAGTGCTTTAGGGGCGATTCCATAATGGCGAGATATATGTAAGAGCCGCCGGATGCGTTCTGACTTCCACCAGTTCCACGCGGCTTAAAGCCATTAGACAAAAAATCAAGCGGTATGTTGGTTGGGCCATCTTCTGCATTAGAACTGTTTGCCATTATATTATACCCCTGCGGATTAGTAGGTGTCCTTACATCATCAAATATATACCAACTATGTGCAGAATCTGTGCGCTTAATCATCAGCCATTGGACACGACCCCCTGTGAAAACAAACGGCCCATCGCTGCTTCCGTTGCCGGTGTAGGAACCAGCCTTGATGATGTCGCTGTTTGCGAAACAGTAGGCAACAAATGTGTCGCTTGTTCCTGTGCTAAATGATGAACCCCTTAAACCAACGACTGAACTTGTGATGCCACCACCCCACGTTCCGCTTCCTGTTATTTCCGCTGAGGTATCATTTAACTTTAAATACCTATCTGTGGGATGAGATAAATCGGTGTGCCAAACCCACCAAAAATCACTAGAGTTCCTTCTTTTGACAATCACCATTGACGGTGTTGTACCCAAACCGTGACCAAAGCTGCTATCAACGCCAGTTGCAACGCCAGTAAAGGTTGCTATTGAAAACCCTGCGTCTGTATTCGCAGAAACCTGTGACGTAATGCTGCCATCAGTATTGCTGACCGCTGTGCCGCCAGCTTTCCAGTTCCAAGATGCGTAGGTTTCACCCAAATCATTTGTATCATTGCCTGAACCGTGAACAGTAAAGCCATCACTATCAAATGATATTAAAGTGCTTGCACTTGCAGTTTCAGCAATAGTTGAGTTACTTGCTAAGTAGTTTGTAGTGCTTCCAGCAGACACAGGCCCACCATAAGTCAAGCTATTGTAAAGCCTATGTGTGCTTGCTGCTGCCCTGTTTTTTATCCAAGTTAAATCTGGTGCGCTACCAAAGCCGACACCTGTGATAGCTTGTGTGCTATCATCGCCAGTATAAAGCACCGTATTGAAATGCTCAGAACCATCCACAATGCTAGGCGTTGGCAACGATGCGGAACATAACGAAAGAAAACCAGACGGTACAGGATAGGCAAAGTCACCAATGCCGTTGTCATCTTGGTTGCCGCCAGCCGTGGTTGCGCCAGCGAAGGTGCTGTCTTGACCGAAGTTGAATGTCCATATTTTTGAACCTGCAGTGGTGTTTCCATTGCCAGTAAAAGGAACATATGTTCCGTTTTGCAAGGATATTGCAGTTCCTAAGTCAGAATTGTTTAGTTTAAATTGAACTGACCCACCGTCTAAATCAACTGCTATTGAAATAATATCACCGTCAACAGCGTCAGTAACAGTTTGAGTAGTTGACCCACCAAGTGCGTCCACCAATTGTCCGCTGCCACTGCGATAGTATACGGCTTCCGTAGTGCTTCTATTTGTGTCTAACGCTATTCCAAAATAATTATTTGACCTTTCTATATCATTAACAAATATTTCAAAATAGTATTTACCTGAAGATACGCCAAAGGTTCCTGCCATAAAATCATCGGAATTTGCTTGGTACTTTAAATTGCCTTCTGAGATTGTTCTGCTGTTGCTAGTACCTCTAAACAAAGCATTAAGCGTAGCAAAGTTATTCGCAGGACTGTCAATCAGGCTGTCACGATAGTCTAGGTTGTTAGGTGTCCAGTGGTTGCCCTGACCAGATACGTCCTTCCAAAACGCTGCTTCGCGGGTATCGGCAAAAGCCATATAGATGTAGGTGCCGCCGGATGCGTTAAACTGACCGTCTACAGTGTTAAACTGAAATCCATTTGATGTAAGGTCACAATGAAAAGCTGTATTAGAATCTTCAGCGTTTGATGAATTTGGCTGTAGCCTTAGAGTGTTTGGATTAACAGGAGAACGAGTGTTATCTATCATCATCCAGTTAAAAGCATCATCTGTTCGTTTCACCATAAGAAATGCGGGGCGAAAACCTACCGAAACAACCGGCCCTGTTGATGACCCATTGCCAGTATATGACCCGAAGGACGAGTAGCCAGCCACCTCTGCGAAACAGTAGGCTACATAAGTAGAACTATTAGCGTTTAAAAGACTGCTACTTGCATCTATTGTTACAGTATTACTGGCGGGGCTAATAAAAGCAGAACCATAACTTGCTTCGGCACCACTATCATCAAGGTTGAGGTAGTGTGATGTACTGCTTAAACCTGTGTGGTACACAGCCCACTGAGCCGTACCACTCCTTTGCTTTATAATTACCCATTTTGGCGCACTGGAAAGGCCGTGAGGAAATGAAGTATTAGATGAGCCAGTGTAAGTAACGATTGAGAAACCTCTGGCTGTATTTGCAGATAGCCTTGTTACAGCAATATTTGGTGAACCAGAAAATGCTCCGCTTTTATTAGAACCATCTATTTTAGCTGACCCTGCGGTTGGTTCTGCGTTGGCAGCAGCACTGTTATCGGCTGTTGGTGCGCCGCCAGCATCCCAAGCCCAAGCAACGTAGCTATTGCCAGAACCGTTTACATCCCCATTAGTGCTTAGGCTAAAACCATCGCTGTCAAACGATGTAAGCATAGAAGAAATAGTGCCTTCTGCGTCTGTTGAGTTTGACGCTAAATTGTGTGTAACACCTCTAATGCTATCAAATAATTGATGATAGCCTGTGCCATTGCGCTGCTTCAGCCAAACTAAATCGGCCTCTAGCCCCAACCCAGACACCGATTGTGACGCCCCTGTGCCACGATAGGTAACAGTATTGAACCCCTCGCTAACCACATCATCTTGGAAGGTCAGGTGGAAACCGTTTGTACCGTATGAACCAGCGTAGTCAATTTTTTCCCAGTAGCCGTTGGTGAACTGACCAAAGCTAGTAGGGTCTAGGGCTTGACCGTCAATGAAGTTAATGTCGGATAGGTAGCCGTCAAAGTATTCACCACCAGCATCATTTTGACCAATTGAATGTTCTTGTAAGCCATTTATAAATGAATCAGCGTTTAAAGATGGATATGTTGCAGTGTTAAAAGCAGTTAAACGCTTTCCATTTATGTAAGCCCTCATTCGGTCTGTGCTTGTTGCGTTGGTTGTATCCCATACACAAACAATATGATACCAAGATGATGGGTCCCGATAAACACTGGGTGTATTTAATTGACCTACATAACCACCACTGTAAACATAAAAGTTAAAAGTACTGCCCGAATCAAAACGAATTGTATCTTCTGCTGACACGCGAGATGCAAACAAAGATTGAGTTGTCCCAATATTCCCACGCTTGACCCAGCCACTCCAAGTCCAAGTCTTGCGGTTGCCAGCAGCAGCCGGTGTCCAGCTTAGATACTGGCTTTCGTCATCGTTGAACTTGAGGGACTGTTGACCCCCAGCAGCAGCAGCAGTCGAGCCGCTGGCAAATAGCATAGGGGTTGATCCAAATGGTCCTGACATGAGTTATCCTCGATTAAGCAAAGGCAAGCAAAGGCAAGCCAAGAAGAATACTTCCGGTAGCAGATACGATGTACGGTATTACATCCGTACCACTAGCCGACAGAGTGATGCCTGCAGCACCGGCAGTCTTGTAGTCGCTTCCCAGTGACACAGTGTATCCACCTGTCTGAGTAATTACAATGAACCCTGTCTGCCCTACTTTTTCTGTAGTTGGGTTGGCTAGGGTTATATTTCCTGTGAGAGTCAGTACAAAGTTCTGGTAGGTATCGAAATCGAGAGTGGTTGAACCTGTGATGCTACCTGCAGTCTGCGTATCCGCAACAACCGAACCGCTGATGTCGATGCCGTAGGCGGTGGTTTCAAACTTTTTTACGCCGCCATAGTAAAGTTTTACAGCACTTGCATCATTAAACACAGCATAGCTTGTTGAGTTTGTTGAGTTTGTGATGCTTACGTTTGTGTCAGCACCAATACGTAAGTTGCCAGTACCAACATCATTGATGAAACTATTACTACCATCGTGATAAATCTGCAAGTCATTGCCAACACCAAACTGCGCCTTGTCGTTGTCACCAAAATTGATGTCGTTGCCGTTTGACGCCAAGTCTCCGCCAAGCTGTGGCGTAGTGTCGTCGACAAGATCGACCATTCCAGACGAGGTAACATACCCGCTATCATTGTTGAAGCCGGAAATGTTGACATTCCCTTTGGTTAGCTTCTTTTGATTACCGCCTGCATCGACTACAGCAAAGAAGTCACCATCGCCATCCGAAACCGACGTGGTGAGTTCGTTTAGGTCGAGAGATAAAGTGTGTGCTGTACCCTCGCCAGTTACAGCCCCAGTAGAAGCGAGACCTGTACCGGCAGTAATGTTTTGTACATAATCACCGGTTGTATCTGTGGTCAAGGCGACTGAATTAGGCTGAATTGTAGCTGTACCTGTTACGTTGCCTGATCCGTCGAAAGAGGCAGATGTCCATACCACATCGCCAGTCATTCCGATTGTACGTCCTGTTGCAAGAGCAGTAGCTGTATCGGCGTTACCAGTCACATTGCCTGTAACGTTGCCTGTAACATCGCCAGTGACATTACCTGTTACGTTTCCAGTGAGGGCTGCTGTTACTGTCCCTGCAGAAAAGTCTCCGCTTGCATCTCTAAACACAAGGGTACTTGCTGTGTTTGCGTCGGTTGCGTTGGACGTTACAGTAAAGGTGCCTGATTCAGCGTTAACAGAACCACTGAGTCCGTTTCCTGAAGTTGCCCCCTGCTCAACGTACGATCCTGTTGTCTTTGTTCCCAACGCCACAGAGTCTGCTGCAACCTGTGTAGCCGTAACAGAGTTAGCCGCCAAACCACTCGATGTGATAGGCGGTCCTTCTCCTGATGTTCCGTCGTGTGAGTGACCCGTCGAGCCGTTAAACGCAGCTACAATTGCGTCGAACTCGCCATCCAAATCTGCAGCGTTGATAACGTTACCGTCTGCAATATTGTTTGGGGTATCGTTACGAGTGTATCCTGTACCCATTTGTTATCTCCTCCCGTAGAGTCCATATTGTATGGTTGTGGAATCTATGGTAAATGTAGAATCGGTTGTTTGACCTAGTGTTTCATATAGGATTGATACGGTAAATCCTGAACCCGTTACTGGCTCATCGTAAATGTATCTGGCTTTGTTGCCGTACGTCGATGTGCCATATACGCCTGCACCGTAGACAACTGAACTCGCACTTGCGTTGTTCAAAGTCACTGGTAAAGGTTGCACCGAACCGGTTTGGTCAAAATCATATTTGATTGACATCTGAAGTTCAAATGCACCATCCGCATCGATGTAACTGGTGTTGCGAAATACCGTCTTTCTCAAGTTAGGGTCTTGAAGTGGGACGTACGGGGTAGCAAACGTAGCTGTGATGTTTACCCCGTCAAAGGTATTTCCCTGTTCCATTCTGTACAGATAGTCTGTTTCGTTTGCGAAGTATATAAATTCTGTGTTTCCTACGTACTCACTAAAAGCCGTGTACGCTTTAATTCCGCGAATATCGTTCCAAGAGATACCCTCTTGTAGCTGTGTTCCGGCAACTGCTTTAGATCCAGAAGTTTGATAACTTGCATTGTATCCAAAAATACGATACTGGCTCTTTTCTCTGATAACTACACTGCTAAAAGAAGAACTACTAGATACCAAATCTAGCATCTCTGTTTGAATTGGCTTCGATATAACCCCTAGTGCAAAGTCTCCTGTACGATCTGTAGCAGAGAATGTTCTCAAGCCATCCGGCCCCAAAAACAAAAGATCTCCACCAATCTCTTGAATTGTATCTTCTGCTATACAACCCAAGTCACGAGATACAGGCTGAAGGGCAAAATCTGCCACACTATTACCAACTAGCCTGTTAATCTTGTTTTCACTAAAAATAATTAGCTGTTCACGAAATACTATTAAACCGGTTATGTTATCGGCTATGTTTATTATACCACCGCCAGATGCAGTTGTAAAGTCTGTATCGCTATATGGCGCAGAAAAAATAAGACTTTTGCCTTTTCCAAGAAAGATGTGGTTCTTGAAATTGACTATGTGTGTACATCCTAGTGTATCGTTAGGTAATCCTGTCTCTTCTTGAAAGGTGCTATTGTCGAACGTAAACGGCTTGTTTCCTGTGTCACCATCGACAAGCATAAACTTTTCGGTACCACTGAAGTCGTATTTTAAAAAACGAACTTTGCTAGAGCCAGAGCCTATGTTAATGCCTGCACTACTAAATGTAGCATTGTTGGTGATTTGCGTCCAACCGGATCCTGCAGACCTAAACAAGTCTGCGCCTCGTGCCACATAAACGTTACCACGATAACGAAGAATACCACGCATAACACCGCTGTTTGGCACAGGATCTGTGTCGTACTTTTCAAATCCTTCGATACGACGATACCCACCAAAAACAGACGGTTCAAAGTTTCGCAAGATTCGCGCACTACCCGGAGCAGTGATACCGTGCTGTAGCTGAGACAGGTTGGTTATCAAGCCGCCCTTAAGTTCAAATATGTTAGTATTCCAACGATCAGGCATCTAGACAGCCCTTGCGTATACGTTTTCGTTTACGTTTTGTGTACGCATACGCTTCATACCACTTTCGAATTTTTGAAAAGAGACTCGTGCCGATTCCAAGTTGTCACGGAACATGTAGGCGTAGTACATCGCTCCGTCTACGATAACATGTCGATAGCGGAAAGGGATGGTAGGTACATCTACATCGTTTACAAGATCAGCCGGATACATGTAGTATTCGTACTTAATAGAATAGGCTGCGTCAGGAACTGGTGCAAAGATAATATCGCTGTCTTGTGCGCGAACGACGTATTCCGGTGCACTTCCTTGACTTGCAGGTCTGTATTCATCATCGATATATTTTGCAACGTATTCGTCGTAAGATAGTTGTGTTAGCCTACGAGCATTCTCAACGAGCGGCGACGTAGTACGTTCTAGACGAACCGTGTCAAAGTCTACGTACTTAGCGTTTGACGGTAGTGGATAACGCATTTGGCCTGCAGTTAAAATGATGGTGTCATAGTTGTGATTGAAGGGCCATGAAAAATGAGACTGATTTATATCACGAATTGCTGCATTGACAGAATCTTTTATCTGAGAATACACACCCGTTGCTGTTGTAAAATTGATCGATGTTAATTCCGTTTCGTTTAACCGGCGGCATATATCATTCGTCAATCCTAAAAAATCATAAGCCATCTAGTTCTTCTCCACCACACGGATACGTGCTTCTTGCTCGAACACGGTAGCAATACTCGTTGTCATTCTACAGATTATATTGTACTCTCCAAAGTTAGTACCGCTGCCAAGATAAATTGTCGCTATTTTATCTGTATTGGTACTGCTTACGTGTTGCAAACCATTAACAATAGCACTAGGAGAAAAAGTTACTAAGCTACCTGTCGCATCGTAAATTTTCCATACAACACTGCTGATAGTGTGTTCTTCAAGGGTGACTGTCCAATCGATAGAGTAATCTACCTGATCGTCGGGGTCTTTATCTTGCCATTTAATAGACATCTACGCAACCCTTTTTGCTTGTGAGGGAGTTAGTCTAAACGTGCGTACTTTACTGTAGCCTAGTGATGGGAATACAGTAACTACCGCCGTAGTATTAACTGTTCCTACCTGACCCGTAGCTGATACACTACCGAACCCTTCGTTTACATTTTCAAATACAGTGTTAACTAATCCTGATGCGCTTACGCCCGATACAGAAACTGTAACAACAGAACGAGCATTGAGTGTACCTATGCTTCCTGTAGCAGATACGCCTAAAAGTCCAGCGGCAGTGTTGGACTGTACTGTATTGACAAACCCAGTTGCGAATACTCCAGAAACCGACTTACTGATGTTTGGTTTCACAGTCCCTGCTAAACCTGTTGCAGATACACTCAGAAGATTTTCTGAAATATCCAACTCAAAGCCGTTAACAGCTACAGGAGCAATTACTCCTGCCGCTTGCACTCCGGTGAGCACAGACGTAGGAGATACGATACCGTACGATGCAGTGCCGTATTCTCCAGTACCATAAATAGCATCTGAGTTGGTATATGAAGGCATGTTAGGCTATCCGAATAACAGCGTTACTTGCATCGGCTGTTGGAAACTCAACAGTAAAATCACCAGCAGTAGCACTAACGGTGCCACCAAAATCAATTACACAGACAGCAGCGTTGCTTGCGGCAGTATTGTAGATAATACAACCGTCAGCAGACAGGGTTACGTTTGAAAATACCTCGTCGTTAAAGTCGATGATTGCAGTCGTTCCATCTATAGATATAACTGCTCCATCCAAAACCTGACCGCCGGAAGTGTATCCTGTACCTGTCGCTTCGTCAGAGTTTCCTGTTACGTCGGAATAGTTAGTTGTAGCAGCACCGTAAGTTCCTGCGGGAGAAGCTTTGATGAGTGCTAACTTTAATGAGTCTGTGTCTAAGTCGTGCGTACCGCCCAAGAGTTCAGACTTGAACGACGTGCACATCGCGGTTGTGATTGCCATTGGGTTACTCCTTCAGGGCAGTTGCGAACCTATCGGTTCGGATCGTAGTATTCCTCTACAGAAACAGTTACGACTATTGTGTTGGCTGTTGCAGCCGTTACATACAAGATGTCTCCTGCATGTAAATATATAGGAACAGTGTCGTTGAAGACGGCTTCAAAGCTGCCTCCGTCAATTGAATGACCTACTAAAATGTTTTTAGTGGAATTAGCATCTTCATGATACCACTGCAAATCTATTGATCTGGTAGCTGAGTCCGTATTGGCTACTAATAGTGCTTTGATCACAGCCGAATGATTATTAGGAACAGTATACACTGTTGTCTGAGTTGTCGTAGTAAGGTCTATTGAATTTGTAAAGAACTTACTTGCCGTGCTAGTTACTGGCATCAGACTTTCCTGTATTTTTTGGTTTTAGCTTGTATCTTTTTAGGTTGCTTGGCGACTTGCTTACCAGCACGAGTTGCTCTTCTTTTAGCAGCAGTGGTTTTCGCGTACTCTTCCTTAGATAACGCCTTGATTGCTTTTTCCGGTAGATAACGTTCTCCGGTTGCTTTGGATCCCTGTGTGGATGGGTTTCCACTTTTAGTTCTCCACTTTTGATTAGTCCAAGCCTTGAGGCTTCGCTGTGGGGCACGGGGAGCCATCTTATTTCTCCCAATTGAACACGTCGCGGTGCTTCTTCCAAAACCAGTTACCAATTTTAGTAAAAGGCTTGCCAGTATTTAGCAAAGCCAATGCAAGGTAGTTAATAAAAATCGATGTCGTCTTCGATCTCAAAGACCGCGTTGAGTTTTTGATTTGCGTCAACCCATTCTGCCAGAGCAGCATCAAGCCGTCCAAGATCGGTTGTACAATGTTTAAAAGTGTATTCCGCATTCTTTTTTTGTGCCTCGTATTTGTGTCTCAGGGCGTCTATAGCAAGGGTTCGCATGTGTTCTCCTCTAAGCTATAGTATAGAAGAAAAACCGACGTTTGTCAAATGTTTTGTGCGATGAGCCACACGATAGGAGCCATCAAAGCAATAAACAAAACAATAAGACCAATCATAAACATATTGTATATTAGTTGATCTCGTTCTTTAGCCAGCCTGATAGCTTCTTCTTTTTGTTTCTTACGTAAATCAGCCTGTATTCGAATGATGTCTTGCCACGCATTCACACCGTACTGGCCTACGATAAAGTTACGAAGTTCGTTTTCCATCTGTTCAGCCTTCTTCTTGGCTGCAAACGTCTCTAGGGCTTCTTCTTCGACAGACCCGAACCGACGGCCTTTTGCTTTACTATGCTCTGTCTTTACCGCGTTGATGGCATTCATCCAGCGACCTAAATCGCCTGCCATCGACTCAACTTCTTTGCCTACCTCAAATCCTTTTTTGATTGCGCCGTAGGCTGTAGTAGCAATTCCAATAGCAGTAATCGGGTCCATCGTTTCCTCACTTGGCTATAGGTTTGCAAACTGCAGTTATGTTGAGTCTTCTTCCGTCTCCTACAGGAACAGACCGTTGGTTAGACAGTCGTTCCGCAAAGTATAAACATCTGTCAATATCTTTGAAGCGTTGGGTTTGATCAATTAAGGTTGCCCCTATGTAAACAGTGAGGATAAACTCAATCATTGGTCCTGCAGCAGCAACAGTTCTAATCTTTGGATAGCCATTTTCATATCTTGAATAGCATCCTTGTCTGCGTGACTAACCTGCATGTTGCTAACAGTTATACTTAGATCGTGAGT